AGTGACCACACGGTTTCGTCTGTACTTGAATCATTTCGTCAAACTGAGATTGATATCTCAGTATACACGTGTGACTCTTGGGCGGACGATCCGCGTTTCGAGCTTGCCAGGACCCTTATCGAGGATATATTCTTTGAGTTTGATTTCAAAGATATCGTCCCAAGGCATGGGCCTGGATCTGTTGCTACAGGAGAATCTGGTGTCGAGAAGTGGGAATTTCGTCGTAAGTACGACGCAATTCATCAGTGCTATCCGTACTACGAATATTTCGTGGTAAATTCGGATAGCTTACTCGATAGGCTGTCCTGGTACAAATCCCTGGAGCCCCTCAAAGAGGGGACGGCGAAAGTCGTCTTAGTTCCAAAGGATTCTCGTGGGCCTAGGATTATATCCATGGAACCATTAGAGTACCAGTACATACAGCAAGGTCTTTGGTTAGGGATGAAGAATCTCTTCCAGACCCACAGATTCACCCGGCGTCACGTAAACTTCACTGACCAAACCATCAACCAGCGCTTTGCATTGCAAGGTAGCATTGATGGGTCCTACGCAACCCTCGATATGAAGGATGCTTCGGACAGGGTTTCGCTGGCTTTGGTTTCTTCATTGTTCAGTGGTATGCCGGAATTACTACGGCACCTCTTAGCATGTCGAACACCTCGGACAACGTTACCTGATACTGGTGAGCTTGAACTCCATAAGTTCGCACCTATGGGGTCTGCTCTTTGCTTCCCTATTGAGTCTATAGTGCACTATGTACTCGCTGTTGCGAGTATCATGATGTCTACTGACTTGAGCCGGTGGCAAGCTAGGGAGTGCGTCTACGTATATGGGGACGATTTGATCGTCCGTTCCCAGTATGCAGATGTTGTGATTGAGGCATTTCCTATGTATGGACTTCAGTTCAACATGGGGAAGTGCTTTACAAGTGGTCCCTTTCGCGAGTCATGTGGCGTAGATGCCTATAAAGGGCAAATCGTTACACCAATTCGTTGGAGGAAACCATGGTCGGATCGTCTCA